TGGGAGATGCAGTGTTGCGGTGTAATGCAATTGCACCGTTTGCATTTCCAGAGGTTCCGTTAATAAGAACATGACCGAAAGTTCCAGTGTCTCCAGCGGCAGATGTCTGACCAACTAAGAGCCTGCCCGAGCTGTCGACTCGTAGCGCCTCGCTGCCTTCTGTCGTGACAACAAAACGACCATCCGTACCAGTGTCAATTACTTCCGCACTGGTATTGCCTTCAGAAATGCTGTCTGGACTGCCTGCGGCTGGAGTGGTCCAAGTTGGAACAGCGCCGGAACCTCCGCTAGTAAGCACCTGACCACTCGTGCCGTAGTTTGCACCAGCAAGCCCAATCTGACCACTGGCCCCGATACGAATACGCTCGGAAGTATTAGTGGCAAAAGCTAAGGTATTCGCCGCAGGTAAATAGACCCCATTTGTAGGTACTGAACTACCCGTAGGGATGAAACTTGCAGCATTTGCATTGCTAGTAACAACCAAAGTGCTGTCAAGAGTTGCGGCACCTGTAACATCAAGCGTTCCAGGAATATCAACATTGCTAGTCCATTCGACACCCGTACCAGCAGCATCAGTCTGAAGCAGTTGACGTGCAGCGCCATCAACTAACTTGCTAACAGCAATTTCTGCATTAGCGTTAATATCCGCATCAACGATCGCTCCATCGGTGATCATCAGGCTTGTAACCGTTCCAGTATCCCCAGTCGTTACAACACTGCCGGTCACATTGGGGAACGTAATTGTTCGATCAGCCGTTGGATCGGTAACAGTCAGCGTCGTCTCAAAGGCGTTCGCTGTAGCGCCTTCAAGGATCAGCGTTCCACCAGTGCTAATCGTGACGTCACCTGTGAACGTTGGACTAGCTGCACCAATCTTTTCAGTGTCAAGCTCTTCAAGTGCAGTCTGAACGTTGTTGGCGCTTAAACCACCAGCAGGCGTAAACGAAACGTTGGAAGCCTGTTGAGCAACAACCGTGTCAGAAACGTCAATCTTGGTCCAAGCGCCACCATTCGACAAAAGGAAATCAGGCGGTGCAAGTGCAACGTTTGGAGCGTTGCCCGATGAAATCGTTCCAGGCTGTGAAACAACCAAGTAATAGTTTTTATTGGTCTCAGCTGCGGCTGGTAACGCTTGACCAACAACAAGGCCAACAGCTGTTCCTTCAGACGTAACAGAATCCACCAAGCCGGTGCCGCCACCAGCTGACGCGTCAAACGTTCCAGAAAGAACAATCTCGCCAACACTGATACCAATTGGCTGCCAAACGTTACCGTCCCAAAGGAACAGTTCACGGTTTAGTGAGTTGAAGTGATACTGACCAATGAACTCACCACCATTAGGAGTGGTGCTTGCAATCGTTGCAGTTGCTTTATCGCCAATCTTTGCGCCTGTGATTGCATTATCAGCAATCCGATCGGTGGCAAAAGTTCCGGTTGTAATCTTTGCTGTATCAAGGTCAGGGATGTCTGCTGCAATCAACGCAGAGCTTGACGAAATGTGCCCCTGAGCGTCAAACGTGACCTTGGTTGCAGTTGCTCCCGTTAACGCATTGGTGTGGTTCAACGCACCAGCTGCGCCCATTGTCAAACCTGTGCCAGGCTTGATTGCACCTACCGCACCAGAAGTAGCAGCAGGCAAGTCAGCAGCTGTAATGTCTCGGCCAGCTGTAATTAAACCCTTTGAATCAAATTGGACAGCCTGATAGGTGCTGCTGTTTGCCGTGACATCGTTATCGACCTCAATCGTGTCTCCGTCCATGCGAAGACCTTCGCCATTGACGATCACAGCGCCTTTTACGCTTGTGGTTGGCGTTGGAAGGTCAGTGCCGACAATAGCCCTATAGCCAACTACTCCAGTTCCACCAGTAGGGCCGCCTAAAAACTGAGCGGCAGCAGTCGTGTTATCGAAAGAAGGCGTGATCGTTACCGTGTCGCCAACAGTGGTAACGGTGATGTTGAGAATGCCAGTCGTGTTGCCATTAACAACGTTGACAGAGCCAGCGCCTTTAACGGATTGCCACGCTGAACCGTCCCAGATATAGATTTTGTTGTCGTCTGTATCTAATGCGATTTGACCGGTAAACGCACCAGCACCTGGCAACGTCGTAACTAGATCGACAGTTGATTCGTTCCCTAGCTTTGCTGCTGTAATCGCGTCATCAGCCACTTTTGCAGTGTTAATGCCACCATCTGCAATCGACGCTCCAGCAATATCCCCGGCGCCAAAAAGAATCTTTGCCCCAGGAATCGTGGCATCAGCAATCAACGTGGTGGCATTCCCCACCAAGTCTGTAACCGTGATTTTCTTGGTTTCACTGGCGCTGCTGTCAACAATTGCCAACTCATCAGCAGTGGCAAGATTGGCACCTGCCAAAGCTGCCAACTGGGAAATCTTTAGGTCAGCCATTGGCGGTCAATCCCCCTCGGGTTACTGGTCGGTCTCTAGCAACAGCTTAGCTGCAGCATCCTGATCCAAGAGTATGTCATCTGTATTCTCCTGAACGATCGCGCCTGGAACAAGAACATCCATCTTGATCTCAATAGGACCAGTCGTAATAAAATCAGCCGTTATTTCCACGACAGACGATGGTGTGAACTGCACAGCACAGGCCGTCAAAACACCAGTAAATTCGTACCAGATCTCATCGCCAGAACGAGCTGCAACGCCACTCGGGTTATAGGCGTTCGTTTTTAGGTAGAAACGACCCTTGAATTGACTGCCCACCCTGGTACGCAAAGAAAGCTCAAGCAAATAATGCGGCAACTCGTTTGCAGTGTCGCCTGTGTATTCCCAAAAGCCAGACATCCGACCAGAACCAGACATCAAACTATTCACCCGGCTCCTAAACTCATCAGAAAGCGTTGTTGTGTCTACAGTTTCTCTTTCCGTATTCAGCTCAAAGCCATTGCACTGAGCTAATAAACGGAAGGACGCGTTCTCAACAAAAACCTTAATCGGAATGTCATTGCCAGGAGTGGCAAGCGCAATCGCATTTGCCGGTCCACCATTAACAGCATTAGCAAAGGTGTCGTAAAGACGAATGCCGCCTAAATCGTCAACATAAATAAATTTTTTAACACCGGTTTCTGAATACCCAGAGATAAAATCAAGGGCGCTACCGTCAGTGCTTAGGATTTCAACTTGATCGCCAGTCAATAGCTGACCGTGCTCAAAATCAAAACTAAACCTTTTAGCTGAAGCGTTTACATCACTGGTGTTAATAACAGAGTTGAGCTCACTTCCGCCAAACTGACGCTCTAGCTCTACCTTCCCAAAGGTGCCAAGGTAAACAGTCATGAGATTGTTGCGGTTGACAGTGCGCCCGTACCAACAAAGGAAATACTGACGCTTACGATTTCGCCAGTGCTAGCCCCGATTGTTGCGCTTGTTATGTATGCAGTTAACTTGATATCATTGTTGTCCGCTCCATCAACCCAGCGAAATGTTAGCTCAACGGTATCGCTAGAACTGATCCCATCAGTACCTGTTTTTATTAACTTGTTCAGCAAGTTTGCGGTGTTAATTGCATTGCTGTCGTCTTTGTAATACAACAGGTTTGCACTGCCTGAATAGCCAAGAATGCCAGGGCTATAAGTGCGAATGTTCTCGCTTAAGGTTGTTGTTTCTAGCGTCTCTAAGTCAGATTGCAGCGAAAAACTTGAGACCTTAGCAAGGGTCACACCTGCCAGCTGCATTACGCCATCTCTGCCGGTGTAAACCTTTGCCATCAGAAGACACCAACTAGGGCCACTGTAACAGTGCTAACCCCAGGTCGCACACTGGAAACCTGTGGAGGAGCCTCGTATCGCCATTCGTTAGACCCTGAAGCATCTAGAGCGTCACTGTTACCGCTCCAGCCTGCCAATGCCTCAGATGGCAAATCAAAAACTGAAAACGTGCCCTTGGTCTCGTCAAAGTGATCAATAAACAGTTCCGTGTTTGCATCGCTCACGTTTGAGTAACTAAGACTCAACTTCATGTCGGTTCTTTGGCTGCCATACAAAATCCGAACCTCAGCGCCGGATTGAGACTTGAACGTCTTGACCGGGTAATTGCCCGTTTCAAATTGACGGCTTGTTGGGGTAAGAGAAGGAAATGCCATTGTTAGCCCTCAGTGGTAAACGCGCTGTCAGTCAATACATCTTGGGCTATCAAGCTGTTGAAAGTGCTAGTTGTCGGGAACTCAGTTGCCACAACGTCAACCATTCCATCCTCTGCCAGTGTCAGCTGTTCGACCATATACACATTAGACGAAACGGATGCCTCTGAAATCGTAAACAGAGAGTCATAAAGCGTAGGCTCAACTGCTTTGCCATCCGCGACCGTCATCGTGGCAGGAGTTACATCGTCATCGTCTGACCTAAAGAACACGATTGAATACGTTCCATCGGTGATCGCAGTGGCTGAAACGATTGTGCCGTCTGCGCTAATCGTTCCGTTTCTAGCTGACTGGTACGGGCTGGCTTCCGTGACGACACGGATAAAATCACCTGGAGCCAACGAGATCCCAAAGGGGCTGGTGCGGAACTTCACGGTATGCGTCACCCGGCGACGAAGACTTAAAAAGAACTTCGCTACCAAGAAGGCATGGTCACGACTTGTGCAGAACTGCGTTAGGTCAAACGGCTCAATTGGATGCTGATTACTTCCTGACTCCGCAAATCGAACGACAAGCGTTTTCTCTTCTGGTAATTGATTCTTTTGCTCTTGGCGATAACGCATCACAGCTTGGAAATCTTTGCGCTCTTCCGAGCTCAGGTATTCAACGCTGAACGAATCCTCAATAATGTTGCCAGAGGTAAATAACGCCTGGATCGCTACGGGTTGCTGAGTGATGTTGCCATTCAGATCCGTAGGCAGTGCAGGAACCAAGCTGAATTTTCCATCACTGATAACAAAATTGCAAAGGAAAAACGGCGCTGTGTCAGAAATAAACTGCCGGAGATTTGTCGGGGCGTCAATCGCTCCATCGAAGAACAGCTTATTAGCTTTTAAAAACTGTGAAGTAGCGGGAAAGTCTTCTGTTCTGATCAACTGGTCAGACACAACGCCTCCCGCGCCAGCAGTCTTGTCGGTTAGCAAGTAATACACAAGATCTGTGAATTTGTTGCTTGGGCCGACAGGAGATGGCGCGTCTGCTTGGAATTTCTTGACTGAAATACCATCAGCTAGCCAAACACGAAGCTGGTCAAGACTCGAAAAATTGCGAGAAGACTTTAGCACCAAGCCGCAAATTGTTAAGTTGCTATAGTTCGGCACGTTGTCATTTTCAACGCTTTCGTTAACGTAAGTAATTTCGTGCTCTGGTGATGAATCGTTTGACTTGCTCAAAAGATCGCCATAAAGACTAAGATCGTTGATTTGACTGTTCTCTTCAAACACTCGATCTCCTGAGAAACCAGGCGGGACCACTACTTTTGTAAGAGATAGAACTCTTAGCAACACGCCAACAGTAGACCCTGGCTCCCTAAACGGATTGTTTGAGCTAACCGAAACATTCTTTTCAATTAGTGCTGCGAAAGTCCAAGTCCCATAGCTACGATTAGGATCAACTTCATAAGTAACGTCCCAGGCTTTAGTTTGCCCTGGGAAAAATTCTAAATTGTAATCTGGTCTGGTCGTAATAACGCCTCTTGCTATTATAGTTGCCGTGGCTCCTGTATTACTTGTTGAAACAAACTCTGCCACTTCAGTGTGACCAACAGGATAAAGCTGTTGGTCACCTAAGATCTCATACTCTAACGCTGATGATCGACCTATAGGCTGAACATCACTTGTAGATTCAACACGTAACCGGACGCCACAAGTTGTTAGTCCATAGGGTGCTGCTCTTGGATTTCCCGCACTAACAGCAATTCCAAGATTAAAAATCTGGAGCGTATTAAACCCGCCACTGCTTTCAACAACATTAATACTAGTAAAATTCCAAGCCCTGTAACCAGGAAAATAAGGATGATTGACTGGGAAAGTAGCGTCTACAACTCCATTAAATTCAATTGTTATTACACGACCATCCCCAAGGTCTGCTGTACGCCTTGCCGAGCCAGTTTTACCCATATAACTAGCCTGACCGAACAGCTCAAACATAGTTGCAGCTTTTCTGCCAACCGTTACGCCAGTAGGAAGGTAGTCGTGTAAGCGAACCGTTTCGGCCCGCACGTTATTATCTTCTTCATCAGGAAGATACGTCTCTACCTCGACAGCATCGGGCACCAGATAATCAGTAATTCCATCACTAATAATCGGATTCGTTGCCATTTCTGGGTTGTAGGTTATAGCTCCAGCTGTAACAAATTCACCCGTAGTGCTGACCTCAAAAACGCCATACGCTGTTTCGTAATTTCCGCCCACAAGTTGATCTGTTTTTGCGTTCAAGCGTATGAATTGAGCATCGTCGGGAGTGTGACGCGCAACATCAGCTCCGCTCTTTGGCACAAATTTATATTCGTACTGTCTTTGCTGCGGATGTTTTAATCGAATGTAATTGTACTGATCTTGCGGAGTTTCTCCGGTGACACAAAACTGCTCAGTCAATGGCTGCCATTGAAATTCAGTTCCGTTTTCATCCGTTCCAGCAGGCCGCAAAAATATCGTCCAAACAGATGTTCGCTTGAGATAAAGAGACATTGTGCCAACTTCAAGTTTAATTCTGTCGCGTTCGGATTCAATTAACTCAGAAGGTGTTGGAATTGTTGCGAAATTTGCAAGGCCATTGGCGCGGTTCCATACTTGAGATCTGATGCCAATCTCTGTCACGTCACAAGCTCTTGTGTTTCTTACAACGGCAAAGCTAGCTTTTAGTAACGGGTAAAAGCCTGCGCCAGCAACCATATTTAAGGCATTTCTAGCGTTAGTCGATCCATTGTCATCGTTATAAACTCCTCTTTGGATCATGCGCTCGCTGATTAACCCAATAGAAGCGCCAACACCAGTGCCAAACGTCTCAACACAACGAAGATCTATTTCTTGACGGCTGCCTTCCGTCCAGATAGGCAAAGATCTTGATTGAACAACCCAGACAGTGCGCCCAATAACTATCGTTTCGCCTATTTGAAGCGCCTCGTCTGCGCTCCTCCGTGACGCTGTAATAGCTGAATTAATATCATCAACGCTAAGTACATATCCGCCAGAGTTATAAAGATTTGAGGGTATCTCCCCTGGCGCGATTGTGAAATTGGCTATATCTCCGACATTGGCAAATCGTACTTCCGTAGGCGTAGAGCCATTGTCAGAAACTGGGACACCGTTCAAATGGGTGATGCCCATGCGGCGACCATAATTACGGCCAATACCTTTTTGACCTTGGCGCCTGACCTTGCCTTTAGAAAGCCCGTAATCACCCGCAATTTTAATCCTTTCAAGCAGCTGTCGATTCTTAGGGTCATCTTCTTGATCTTCAAGGCTTGGGATTGAAATCACACGCCAGTTCACTCGATAGTTCGTAGCGTTTGGAATTGCTGAGTGAACGCCAAACTGAGTGTTAGACGATGGGCTATACGCTCCAGAAAAACCAGTGTCTGCTAACCCTCGAACTGTTGGGCAAAGAAAAATATCGTCATTGTTTTCTATGTCTCCCGAAGACAATGTTCCTCTTGAACCATAGGCAAGGTTTCTTGCTTTAATTCGTGAAAAGCTATTGCTATTCCTTTTCCAGTAAAAAGCAAATAAATGATCATACGAAGCGTCTAGCGAGCCATTGCCAAGGAAAATTCCGTTTAGTTCTGGCCTGTCAACTCCTTCCCCTAGACCTTGCTCCCCAAGCACAAACAACAACTTGACCGCTTGCTGTGACCCGAGAGAAAACGCACGAGACCACACCAAACTAGGTGAGGCAACGATCCCGCCAGTCGCTCCAGTGTATTGACCAAAAAGGATAGGGATTGGACTTGCATAATCTGCCAATTCGGCTTGTGTATCAAAGCCAGTTGTTGGACTAAAGCGAGTTTGCCCAGAACGACCACCAAGACGACGACGACTAACTCTGTTATCTGGACCTTCGTTTGCGCTTAGAGCTTTTGGTTTTGGCGCTAAAAGCATTGAAGCGGCGGTAGAGATTACGCCTACAACAAGACTAACTACAATCGGGACCAATGCTGGTCCGGCATTGATATCTGGAACGTGCGCATACGCAGCCGGTCTAACCTGTCCCCTCTTTGCGGCTAAATATGCAAAACGTTTATAATCTTCTTCATTCCAATCAAGAATATCTATTAACTGCTTTTCGTACGGAAGCAGTGGGATTTCATAAAGCTGGATGCCGGTGCCCACGTCACTGCGCCCAGCTGTCTGTTGATGTAGAGAATCCCGGTTTGCCATGTGACTGCGAAAATCCAAGCGTCTTCCTTTATCAGGAGCACATCCCCATCATACGTTGGTTGATCCACTCGGTAACCCCATCGCAAAAGATCACGGCAGACCTTTGTCTTGCTTGAGCTATACCAATCATGATTAAACGGTGGCGCGTCTATACCGCACCGTTCCAAGACCTTGAAGACAAGGTGGATGCAGTCAATCTCACCGTTGCTGCCGTCAGCTCCTAAGCGGTAGCGAAGCCCGATTAGGTCAACGCAATCGGACATTGCTTGAGACTGGAATGTTACCAATAAGGTTTTGCGTCAGGCGGCGCAGTGGAACGTCAGACCCTACAGCATCCAAAATCGTGTTTACCTCAAGATTCAACGTTGCATCGTCCCAGCTGCCTCCTGCTACCTGGCCAACGTACTGGTGCATCATCGTTCCAGCCGTGCGGTCATCTGGATCAAGGTTCATTACCTTCACCACGGCCAGCCAGCGGTCAGTAACTGCCTGCAAAGCCCATGCTCTGCTGAGTTCGTTGTTAGGAAAAACAAGCGATGCAGAAGTGTTATCGCCTGTTCTGTTGACACTCACGCCAGAGAAGCCGAACGGCAAAAAACTGAAGTTGAAACTGTTATAGACCGAAGTCTCACCAATGTGAAAATTCTGGAATCTATAGACCACTGTTTGGCTTGGATTCTTAAAAGTCAAGTAGTTGCCAACTGCAAGTGTCGTCACATTCCAATCCTCCTACGAGTTGCGGGTGACTGTTGAAGCCTGCTCAACGTTAGTTGTTGACCACGTTGTGCGCCTTCTGCTGCTGCTCTCTTCATTCCACTTTGGAACTGATCTGCGGTTACGTAGTCCACTGAATTGATACGTTCCACGGTATAGCGGACATCAATTGGAGCAGCTGTTGCAGCACCGCCTTCCGTCCCAGCAGCACCGCCACCTTCTGCCGGGATGACAGAAGATCCGCGTGATCCTCTGGAATAACGCCCCATGCTTTCGCGCATCTTTGATTCAGGGATGATGTATTCAGGTTCGCCGCCTTCTCCTACTACGGCATTGGTTGGGCCGGTGACGTAACCGCCTTCAGCGAAGAAAGGTGTGCCGCCGCCAAAATCGCTAAGGTTATTCCCGGTAATACTTGGGACTCCTGGATTAAATCCACTACCGCCCGGCATTGAGACGCCCAACGCCTTCATGATCGTGCCGTACAAGATCATCGCAATCTGTTGAGCAATAATCTTTGCGGCCATATCAAGGAAATGCTTGGCCACCGATTGCATCATTTCAGCCAAGCCTTCCTGCGCTGATTTAGCCCCAGAGATAACGCCAACAAAAGCATTGCTGAATGCGTTTCCAATAGCGGTCGCCCCTGCCGCAACTTGATTTTCAAGCTTAATCAGCTCTTCAAATTGCTTTTGCATTTGGAAGCCAGGGTCAGCCTCCTTTTGCTTTTGCGCCCTGTCGGCTTCGTCTTTCATCGCCTTGTCAAAGGTGTCCCTTGTTTTCTTGGCTCTTTTTTCTTGCTCCTTAGTCTGTCTTTCTTCAAGAGCAATAATGCTTTCCATGTGGCTTTGCTCTGCCTGGAGAAAAGCAATTTTCTTTTCATTTGGCAGCAAATTTTGTTCTGCTATTTTTTGCTGAGCAATTTTATGCTCAAGGATTAATCGTTCTCTTTCGCCAATTGTGTCAATGCTAAAAGTTAGCTTTTCTTGTAACGCAAGCAGCTCTTTTGTTGCGTCAACCCTGCCTTGTCCGGCGCGACCTCTTCCTGTTCCTTTTCCTCCACCGTTACCACCAAGTAATTCAGGAATTTTTACCGCTCCAAGAAATGGAGTTGCTGGCACCTTCTTTAATGCGGCAGACTCTTCACGCTGCCGACGCATAATCCTTCCTTGCAATTCCTCTGCTCTCCCTGCGTTTGGATCGCTTGCCCCAATTCGTTTAAGAGCATTACTAAGCTGATTCAAAGCGGTAATGTTTTGCTGTATCCCAGTTTTGTTTTTCTGAGAAGACAGCTGACTTAACACCTTTTCAATGTCATCAACTGATTGACTGGTAAGGCCAAACGTTATCTTTGCTCCAATCGCCCCAATCTGACGATTAAAAGATGCTCCTCTTCCAGCCGCTAAGGACTTGTTTAAGGCGCTTAAGACTTGATTGGCCTGATCAAAAATTCCTTTTAACACTGGGGACAAAACCGACCCAAGAGTTCTCGCAAGAGTTTCAACATTGTCTTGCAATGTGCTCAGCTTCCCAGACAACGTGCCTGATTGAGAGATAGCACCGTTCGCATACTGCCCGCCAGTGCTTGTAAGCTCCTTAAGCGCAAACTCAACTGCTTCTGCGCTGATTTGGCCTTTTTGCAATGCTTTGCTAAATTCTTCTCCGGTTAGGTTGTATTCTTTTTTGAGCGTGCTGGCTATGTCAATCCCTCGCTCTTGAAGCTGCAAAAGCTCCTCTGTCTGTAATTTTCCTTTTGCCTGAATTTGTCCGTAAGCCGTAGCAATTCCGTTAAGCTCAGCGCCTGTTGCGCCTGCCACGTCACCCAATCGTTTTGTAGTGTCAACAATCTTGCCCGTTTCTACTCCAAACGCTTTTAGCCGTTTAGCCGTATCAATTAAATCAGCACTTGTAAAGGGAGTTACAGCGGCAAACTGCTGCAATTCTTTAATGGTCTTGCTCGCTTCTTTTAACGACCCGGTTAAAACTTGCAAGCTTTTTCTTTGCTTCTCAAGTTCAGCTGTTTTGGTAAAAATAAACTTAAAGGCTTGAACACCAGCGAAAGCCCCTGCTAGCTGTTTGACTGTGTTCGTCAGCTTGCTTGTTGCCCCGTTGACTCTGTTGAGTTCGCGAACAGCATTGCCGCCATTGACCCTTAACTCAACGTTGGATACTGCCACGGCTACCTAAGCAATGCCCTAATCTTACCGCCGTCTTGCCTTGGCGCGATCCATTGCCTTTTTCTCCTCTTCTCCCTTCAACTGATAGTACGCAGCAAAATGAACAAGCTCCGCATCAGATAACTCTGTGCGAAGCTTGCTCACTGTCATGCCAAGCTCGCAGGCCAGAAAAAACTCAAAATTGAGCCAACTGTCCTGCTTTAGTCGTTTTTTGCTTCCTCAAGCTCCGCCTCTTCTCCAACGCCAAACAAAAAAAGCTCAAGATCGTTAAGGACGTTCTCAGGCAATTCACGTTGCAGCTTGGCGGCATCAGCGGCAGCAAAAGCCTTGACGCCATCTTTTAGCTCTGCTTTTTGGCACAGCATCTGAGTGCTGATGTCTAAAGCCTCTTCGCTGTTGGCAACAGATTGAGCGCGTTTACGGTCAGCCCTTGTAATTGGCTTGAAATACAAGTCAAGAATAGGTTCGCCGTCCGCATTATTGACAACAAACTTACGCCTTTGACTAAGGTCAAAAGCGCCAGTAAGCAGATCAACAGTACGCTGATTTGAAGCGGCCATAAATTAGATCAAGAAACAGTGGTGAGAGCTATTGCGCCTTTAGTTTCAAAGTTAAAGGTCACGACTTGCAGCTCGCCAACGCTAGCACTGAACTCAGACGATGTAATCAGCAGGTTAAATGCAAGCTTTTCGCTTGTGGCTGCTTGGCTTCCTGCGTCGTAGGTGTAAAGCTCCGCGCCCGCAACAGTTGATTCCGTGGCTGGGGTTGTCAAGATTTCACGGATTAAATCGCCTTTGCCATCACCCGCCGCAGTCTTTTCGTAAAAGACTTCAATGCTGCCGCTACCGCCAATCAGGCCACCAACTCGATCGCGGAAGGTGTCTCCCATTTTTGTGACTTCAAGCGACTCTTTGTCGATAGTCAAAGACCACGACCGCACTGCTGTCACAACAGTCAGAGTGTCGCCAGAGTCATGCTTGAAAAGGACGTTGCCTTGTTCACCGCGATAAAAAGCCATGGTCAGAGTTCCTCGATGGATTCAAAGGTCACACGGACCTGAGTTTGAAAGTAGCCCTCGGGAGCTGGTGAACCCAGTACCTCTGGACCTGTTGCTGCATCGAAGTAAACCCCCGACACGTTGACTCTATTGTAAAGGTCACGAACACGTTTGCCGATCGTGTAGTTAGCGCCAGGACCAACGCCTTTTGCTGAAAAGATGTTGATCAGTAATAAGCCAACAATTCGATTATCCGAAGCAGTAGTTCCGCCAAAGCTTAGATATTCATTAGAGCCAAAGCTGACAAGGCATTGAACCCATGATGAATTTGGGGTTGGTTCATAGGCCATGTTGTGAAACACAACTGGAATCGCCGGAGAGTTGGCAAGCTCAGTGGCCAGCCTGCCCTCAATAACGGCTCTAACTGCGTTCAGATCTGCGGCGGCCATTAATCTCTCCTTTTAATGCGTTCATACTGCTGCTTGGTCCAAGATTCAAGCTCTTTCCCGATCAGCTCAGGAAAACCGGCAACTGTTCCTTGTCTTGTCCTGAACTGCCCCTCCCAAGACGAAGGCAAGTTGTTGCCAAAACAAACCGGTTCAGCGTATTCAACATTGTTGCTCACCACTCCTTCGTAGGGCTCGACTTTGCTCTGCCAAGCATTCCTAAGCCTTCCTGTTTCAACTGGTGTTTGCTCTTTGACTCGGGCTTCCCATTCAAGCGTCGTGATCTTGACAAGCTCTTGGACCTGCTCGCCCATGAAATTGCCAATTTCACCAAGCTTGATGTTGCGCGTCATGGTCAGGCCCTCAAAATCAATTCGTAGGTGATCGCTTCGTTGTCCTGCTCAATCGTGTTGACGCTAACAATCTGATGCACAACGCTGCCAATCACAGCTCGATCCTTCGTTTCAGGAGCTGACGGCAGCTCTTTAGACGCAACAGTTAAACGTTTGTCACCAGCTTGAACCAGCTCATTGACCTCACGAACGCTAACGCCCTCAAGAACGCCTCTGACTTCCGTATCGCTAGTTGTTTCAGCAATTGCACCAGTGGTCGCGTTGTAAGCGCCCGCTGAAACGTAACGAATGATCACTTCGCCGCCAAACTTGGCAATGACCTTGTCAGCGACTTTTTTTAGCGAGCTAGCAAGTGCCATTAGATGCGATAAGCGATGCACGCCCCGTTTTGGAGCTGAATACTGGTAAACACTCCAACAAGATGGAAACCCGCTGGCATGGCTTCACCGTCCAAAGAATTGCCTGTGTAGTTCTCGCTAACCAGCGTCGTGATATGCGTGTTTTCGTAAAAATCAATATGTTTGAATCGACCAGTGTGAGCCGCCGTGTCAGTAATGACCTCGGCCCCAAGCGTGTAGTCAATCCCAATGTCGCCCTGCCCAAAACCTTTTGCCATGATCAGAGCCTGTAAGCGATAACGGTGCCACTAGCAAGAGTGACGCTTGTGATTACCCCACAAATCTCAGCGGAACCACTAATAGGAATTGAAGAAAGAGTGTTGCCCGTAATGTCTTCAGCCACCAAAGTGGCAATCACGGAATCTTCAAGGGCTACAACTTTTCCAAAACGTCCAGTGTGGGCCGCCGTGTCGTCTATAAATTCAGCGCCTGGATAGGAATAGCCCATGCTTAGCTCCGTTTGATAGCGATGTTGCCTGGTCCGCTAATTCTAAGTCCTGTCAAGTAACGCTCAACCATTGGAGGGATGCGATCAGCGCCAACAGCTCCAAACTTGTCAGGCGTGACGCTAAGACTGCCAATGCTGACGCTCTTGTAATCCTCAAGACCGCTCAGGCCAATGCCGTCAACGTTGTTCTTTAAGTAGACCGCCAGCTCAAGCTGAGCCCGTTGGATCTGATCAGGAATCTCTGTATCGGTGAAGTAATCGTCAGAAATGCGAAACGGAAAGCCCGTTGCATATGTATTGACGTAGGTGTCAGGCTTACGAACGCCAGTACGCGGCCACTGCAATGCCTGCGTATCCGTTGCCCGTGCGCCTAGGAATCTTTCGCGATCAAGTCGCTGTGCTGCTGTAACAAGAGCGCGGTTGCGTGTGTCATCGTTGCCCGTTGTCCACTTAGCAACGTCGGTGCTTTCGACCATGCCTTCAACTAAAGCGTCAGCTTCCGCCAATGTCAGGTAACTGTTTGCGCTTGCGCTGCCTGCCGTTGCTGTGATCGTTACTGCCATCGGCCTTTACGGTTGATTTCTTAATTGCGGGCTTTTTAGAAGCGGAGGCCGCCGCCGTAACAGCAGCCTCACGTTCTTTTGCTCGCCGGAAAGCGAACAAACCCATCAGGAGCTTGCGCCCTTCAGAGCTACGAAAGAAACAACGATTGCTTCTCCCAATGAACCTGCGGACAGGTTTGCAACCGTGATCGCGAACGAGCCAGCAGCGATTGTGTTGGCTTGAACGAGATAAGCGCCAGCAGTTCCGGCGGAGCTGTGGTTGACCACAACAACGTCAGTAGCTGCAACTTCGCTGTTTGTGACAGCAAAGGTCACCTCAGCAGCAGCCGCCAAAGCAGCGTCGTCCAAAGTGATTTGGCCTGAAGCGGCGTTCAGAGTCACGCCTGTTGCTTTACTAGTGGCCTGAGTAACAGTGCCGCCAGTTGTTGGGCCAATAAGTTTGCCCGCTGTTGCCTCAAAAATGGATGCCATGGTTAGTTACCTCGATCAATCCATATTAGAAACGTTAGTTGCCCGAACGATTCCGAGGTTTTTAGTCTCGTAAACTTTCGACCAATTGCCAACAGTTTGGAGTTGAGCCCGTGTTGGGTTCGCGTCGGTCACTGCCCACTTTGCACCGATTGGGTGGTAGCAATAGTGAAGGTCAATTGACATGGCATCAGACTTGGCCAGGATGTCCCGGTCAGTTTCAGTCTGAAGTCCGAGCTGTTCGCCTGAACCGATGGCCCCTTCAGTAAAGAAGTAGGTGGCGTATTCAGTAGAAGAACCACTGCCGTTGGTGTTCACATCATCGGAAACAATCACGCGCAGACCCATGAAGGTCGGAACGGTAGGGCTTCCAAAGGCTCCAGCAATTGAACCGCCGGAAGCAGTAGCACTGCCGCCGTTGGAGTCAGTCGCTAAGACGTAATCAACAGCGCGACGCTCCACAAGGTCGTAATAAACCTTGCTGTGCATACAAATGGCTGTCAACTTTTCGCCTTGATCACCAAGCAGAGCCTTAGCTTCTGCAACGTGGCGAGGGCTCAAAGCTGTTGGCGTGTCTCCTGATTCACCGTCAATAGTGAGAGGGAAGAACGCAGCGGATGAGCTGGTCGTGTGAACAGTGCCGAAAACACCAGCCAAGCAGGAAAGGAGATCCTTCTGGCGTTGGTTGGCAATGTAATCAGCAATTTTGGCACCGATAGCGGCCATTGGATCAGAACCAGCAGCAAGAGCTGCAAGGTCACGAGATTCAAAAGCGCGACCACGATGCAGAACCACGCCAACTTGCTTGTCGGCTGTGATCTTGCCTGGAGTCAGTGAAGAACTGTCGGACAGAACTTCAAAGTCACCGCTCAGGTTTGCGGCGTAAAAAGGTACGTTGATAAAATCACCACCACCTTCTGCTGCATTTAGCTCCGCCATTGGCTGAACCACACCGCTAGCCAAGAAGGCATCACGCTGAGTTGTTTGCTCAATGACGTAAGGCGTAAATACCTCAGGGATGATGATGTCACTCCTTAGAGTTGCCATCTGTCAAAAAAGAGAATGTTTACGGTGTGGGCACAGCCCAACGGCTCAGCACAGCCTTGCCATTAGCTCACATGTTAACGGTTAGCCGCTGTTTTCAACCTTTCATACAAATCACGATCGGTTTTGAACAAACGTGATTGCTCTGTCAAGTTGAAAGATTCAGCCGTAAATGGATTCTTGACTCCAATAACTGAGTCCCCAGAAGTGCGGCCAGCAGGTGCGCCACTGCCTTGAGGCTTGGGCTGCTTTTGCATCCATGCAGGCAAAGTCTTAGCCCATTCGCTAACAGGTGTGCGCTGATAACCGTCAACGACAACAACTGTGCCGTCAGAATCACGCTCAATTTGATCACTGGTGAGCTTGGTTTTTAAGATCAGATCAGGATCATGAACAACGTCAGCAAGGGCGCTAATCGCAGGCGTGATTAGTTCAAGCTCTCTCACACGAGCTTCTAACTCTGAGATGCGCTTGTCTTTTTCCGCCGACGCCTCACGGAACTGCTGCTCCAAAGCTTGGCGAGCTTCCCCGTATTTGCCTTGTTGCTCCAGATCTGCTTGAACCGCCTTTTGCTTGAAGTCCAATAACTCTTGAACATCAACGCCCTCGGGAATGGCTTTGGCTTGAGCTTTTGCTTTTTTGTACTCATCAATCAATTCAGCGTTTTTACGCCGCATCGCTTCGAGTTCTGCTTGTAGTTTGCTGGTGTCAACAGATTGCTCCACAGGAGCAGTTTGTTCTTCAGACATGAATTAGCCACAGGCTAAATTGCATCACCACTTTACTTTGTCTGCCCAATATGCGGCAGATGTTTTTCCCTTCGCGATGTTCTTTGCGTGGCGGGCCTTGAAGGATGCACGTTTTGCTTTATCGGCTGCTGATTCGTTTTTGCTTGGTGGCTTGGTTTTAGCGCCTTGCATCCCGAAACGTATAAGCTTCGGGCTACCTTTAACGTTGACAACAACAGCGTGTGACTTGCCGCTCGAATGGCTTGGCGTGCGGATTGGCTTGTCATAGCCCTCGAACGTGTGGCCACCGCGCTTGATTGTCACTTCCCTTTAGGCGCTGCTTTTAATTGTGAGCGACGCTTGAGAACAGGGTTACCGGTGCTCTCTGATTTGACCCGAACAACCGGATCTTTGTCAGTTCCAACTCTGGTGATGGTGCCGCCAGACGGTCCTTTGACTGAGGCACGCTTGCCACCGCTGCCGGTGACAACGCCAAAGGTTCGTTTGCCTTGATAAACCCAACTAACGCGAGAACCTTTTTTCACTTTTTCTTGCCTCCTTTTTTCTTGCCCATGGGCTTCTGAGGTTTTTTGGGGCCGTAGTTTTTACCTGGCATCAACCTTCCTCTTTTGCTTGCTTTTTGTCAGCCTTAGCTTTAGCCGCAGGCTTCTTAGGTGGGCAGGACGCTGGTGCAGCCTCCTCTTGAACCGTGAGCTTGAATTTACTGTGCAGTTTTGACATCGGGATAACGACGGCGTAACTGAGCCAAGGTTAGCTCTGACCCGTCTTGAGAGACGAACTTCCTGATCGCCTTAGTTGGGCCAACCTTTTTAACAAGGCTTTCAAAGTAAGGAACCTTTGACGCACCCAGCACGTCATCCTTTACAGCCTTGGATTGGTTCTCAAGCCATTGACCGTAAGTTTGATCTGATGGCACCAACCCATTGCGACTGCTGCGCTTGCTTGGCGGTGGCGGATCAAAACCCAGACCCTTGTAATCAACAACGGGAACCGTGGTCGATCTGCAATTGAAATGCAATGGCGGCACCGGGCCTTTGCCGTAGACAAACTCTTGACCGTCCAGTGATCTACAGATGGGCGAAGTTCTGCTGTCCAACGTGGCCACATACCTGTATTTTTTGGTCACATCTTGATTGGCCTCATAAACCTGCTGGCTTGAGGCGTTTGCTACCTGATTGATGCTGGTTCGCATCAAAGCCATCACCTGATGATTTGCCACGGCTGTGACTTCACCACCAGCTTGAGCCATCTGACGCAAACTCATAGCTGGCTGACCAAACTGCAGGCGACCTTTTAAACGACGCGCCAACTTATCCGTTGATTCACCCGTTAACAATCCATTTCTGACCGTCATGCTGAACAGGTCAGCTTGAGATTCTGCCAAGCCTCTAAACGATTTTTCGATTACCTTGCCATTTGGCAACGTAATAACTGAACCTTGCGCCGCCGTCAAACGAAACGCTTGAGGAGCCCCCGCAACCGCTGCTTGAAGGTCGTCACTTAACGTAACAACATTCAAAGCAGTCGGGTCAATAGTTGCCACCGCTTGAGCAAACTGCGGACTGATCTGCACGCTTCTAATCTGATTCGCTAGCTCAACAGGCAATGCCTTGGCCAGCTCACTCGTGACAAATTTGCTTTGCAATACGGCGAGACCTTGCAGCTCTTCAACCGCAAGCAACGTGCTGGCCTCTGCCCAGTTATCAAGTGACCCTTTCAGTTGCGCAAGGATCGCCCGAAGCCGTGCAGCTTTGACAGGAGCCGCAAGCTCATCAATCCCACGGAGCTGATCAACAGCATCCAAAATAAGATCGTTATATGTGCGGGCAATTCGCTTCGCCACGCTGTTGCTAAAGCGGTTGAGATCGATTGCATTCCGATACAGCTCCGCTGGTGTTGTCATGGCTCTTCAATTCCTACAGCTTCAGGAGGTTCGCCGCAAATGATTGAAACGTCTGCGCCACCTCTTAAGGCTTCCCCTACAAGCTGACCAAACTCAGGCATAGCATCTTCATCGTCTTCTCTTAACTGCGATTCAACAACACCGATAGGCATTCCTTTTTCATGCCAAGTCACGCGGATGACAGCAAACAGATCACCCTTTAATGGTGTCTGCGCGTAGTAAAGAATCTGCTGCCTTGATTCAGGCTCAGGCTCTGGCTGCTTTCGTGCGGGTCTGTTCCAAAACATCAGCTAGGGATCTCAGGTTGATCTTCAGGCTCAGCTGACTCTTCAGGGATCACAGGGTTAGTCGGTGACGTTGGTTGATCCATCTCAATCAAGCCGCCGACCTGCGTGGCCTCTAGCTCTTCCTCAACGTCAAATTCATCACCAAGAACCTCTCCAGCTTCTAACTGGTTTAGCAACGTGTTTTGCGTGATCGTTCCTGCTGTATAAAGCTGCAACAGTGATTGAATCTCTGTTGGCTCCAAACGTGCAGCTAAGAAATCACGGTTAACAAAACTGCTGCCAGCTTGAGGTTCTTGCAAATAGGCCGCATGGAATCTTAGAGAGTTGTCGATCATGTCCTGCATCTGCTGGGCGATCACCATCATTGTGGAATCGCCTTGGCTGCGGTCAATGCGCTTGGCCTCGGCTGTCTCAGCTGAAAGCTTTTGACCCAGGACTGCGGCAAGCCCTAGCTCGTTGATCTGCGCTGCAATCTGTTCAAGCCGTTGAAACTGTGATCCAAATGCGTGGCTAGGAGGAGAGATGTATTCAGCGCGGCCCTCGGCTGGGAATGCAATCGCTTCCCCAGGTCCGGCGCTTACCTCTTCCGATGATTGCGGGAATCCATAAAAGGCCAACAAAGGAACAGCACTCAGGTGCAGCTGATTGTCGAGATCAGATTGAACCTGATAAGCCTTCAGGTTTAGCTCTGCAATGTCGGCCATTGGTGGCCGCGACTCCATCACGTTGACGCGGTTGGAATAAGCAACAGAAAACGGGATCTCATCAAGACTGGTTGTGCCTTCGTCAATGACGCGGAAATCACCTTTTTGATCTTTCTGATGAATCTCAAATGCGCCTGGAGTTAAGACGCGAACTTGCTCGACTTCTTTCTCGCCGTAGTCACCATCGGGAACAAGAATCTTTTCCATCAGACGAAGTTGAGTCAACTTCTGCTGCCCGTCGGTCAACTCTTGCTTGAACCCAAGAATGTCGCGAGGTGTATAGGTTGCCCAATAAGGCCGACCGTTTGACCCTGCCTGAGGAGCGTCAACAAGAACGCCAACATGTCCATATCTGATGCACTTCCTGGCTGTGTCATAGGTCCAGACGTTTAGATCGTTGCCTTGAAGATCAACGTCAAAAAGCTGCTCTGTGATCAGATCGCTCACGTCTGTCAACCTGACGGGCTTACGGGTCAACATGCCCGCCAGCATCCGTTCGAGCCTGACGTAATACGGGGCCAACGTTGAACGAATTAACCTGTTGTCGTATGACTCATCAAGCTCTCTAGGTTCTTGCGGCAAGTATTTTCGATGCTTCTTCCTAATTCCGTAAGTGCCCTGCAAAAGAGCTTCAATCAGCTCCCAGTGAGGCTCCATGTTTACCCAAGCCGTGTTCGGGTCGTTGACGCGAGTAACGCTGCCAACCCGCTGCCTGCCACCCGAAAAACCTGAATACACGTTAAAACCCCGCCTAATCCCTTGAGTTTAGTAAAGCCTAATGCCAGTGCCTCGACCAGCACGCGCATAAAGAGGATTAAATTCGCGCCACACTAAATAGCCAAGCCCATCATTCATGTGGTCATAACCAGCGTCTTTGTCTGGATCGCCTTTCTCTGTATAACTTTGCAGCTCTAAGCATTCAATCGTTCGCTTGCAGTTGGCCGCGACTTGAAGCCTTACTTCGCCTTTCCCGTTTTCCAACAGAGCTTGAACAGCAGAAACCCTATCGCGAATGGCAGGATTTGATCGTGGCGATTGATTGGTGAAGCCATAGGACTCCAGGATTTGAATATCGGTTTGGCTGGCGTTCGTGCTGCGGTTACCGCCTGATGCGTCAGGGTAGGCATAGATGCGACGGTCGGGAAAACGTCGTCGTATTTCTTGAGCCAGTGCGTCGGTGTCATGGGCACCGCTGACCTCATCGATCAGCAATAGTTGATTGCCAAGACGAACAGCAATTACGGCTGACATGTTTCCAATATTGAAGTCAACGCCTATTCGGAGAGGCTCATCTTCAACATTGGGGATATCTGTGATTACGTGCTTTGCTCGGTCGAAGCGGTCATAAACCTGACCGGTCGTGAGATTGCAGAACTGGCCTTCTAGATAAGCCTGCAACAGGCTTGGGTCGTAGTTGGCTTGCAGCCGCTCGATGAAGTCTTGGGGCAGGTGTGGGTTATCTGCCGAACGCATCCTAATAAGTTTGCGATCAGGGCGTTTCTGCGCGTCCTCTGTGCCAAACGTGTTCCACATCCAACGGAAACCCTCAGGCGTTGACACAGCCGCAAACTGCCGCACGTTGCCAGCACGCAAACGACCAAGGATCTTGGGGAACGCCTTGCTTGCAATACCAGGCGAAACGACGTCCACCTCATCAGCAAGAACATGGGAAAAATTTGAGCCGATAATTCGTTGCCAATTTTCAAAACTGCGGCAAAGAAGCTTGGTGTCTTTCTCTAAGTGAAGAGTGTATTCAGGAAGCGGAGAAGCCCGAAATGTATAAGGGATTTCGTATTCTTCTAAAAAATTGTCAAAATCTGTCTGCCAAATATCGCGTATTAAAGGCCCGGTTGGCTCCATTATGCAGCCTGTGAAGCCTTGATTAGCAGCGGCCATAAACACAGCCTTTGCACAAAGAGCACGGGTCTTGCCTGCTCCATAGCCAGCAGAAACGCCAATAATCTCAGTGCTTTGATCGTCAACAAATTGACGTTGACCAGGGTGAAGGTCTTCCCTGATTCGATTCAGAATGTCGGTTGTGGTCTTTTGATCTGGCGGTTGAGCAAAGGCCAGAAGCTTGGTCGGTTCACAAAGACCGGTAAGCAATGACATCAGTTGAGATCAAAGCGCAAGAGCTTGGCTTGCGTCTCTAAAGCCTTGATTGCCACTTGCAGATTCTCCTCACGGCCTGCACGCTTTTCATATTCCACAAGGCGTGCAATTGCAGCGGCTAACCATTCAGGGCGCTCGATCTCTGAATCTTTAGCGATGAGCTGCCTTGCCCTTGCCAAATATTCATCAGCTTGCCTATCTCCTACGTCCCACTTTTCTGAGGCGTATTGAACGATTTCAAAACGCGAATAGGACTTGATCAATAACTGATAGACAGTATTGACACGCTCTTGAATCTGTAGGTTTGTGGACTTCTTACCCATGCCGTGAGGTTAGCAAAGGTTATAGGGGTGTTTCGCCTTGAGCGATGAGCCAAGCGCGTTGGAGCTGATGGATTTTACGGACGGCGAAGAGGTGAGAGGGACAGAAGCCTTCAATGTTCCCAATGCGGATTCTGAGCGATCCATCTGGTTCTGTCGAGATTTTGGCATTGGGAATAGAGCTTGGCGATCCTTTGTTCATGGAGTTTGAAGGCTCTAAGGTCGTTAGCATTTTGGAGGAGGCGGAGCTTGGTGTCGAGAGATTCCACGGTTTCACTAGAGAAGCTTGTTGAAATTCTTTTCGCGAGTTTTATCCCATTTTTCGTCTGCCTTGGCTTTACCTCGTTCCCAAGCCTCAGTTGACTGACCATTTTTAGGGCCATTGGGCTTGAGCTTGGTTACTCGGAAAGATGTGGCTGGGATGAAGCTAGGTTTTTTGCGTTTCATTTTGGAAAGTGTGATGCCGGGAGATGGATCGCGCCACTAACGCGCCCTGCTTTTCCTTTGTCACCTGTTCAAGGTTTTGTATAGCTTTCAGCCGGATGGGGATACGGCGTCGGGCTTCCCGGCAAGTGTTTAGCCAAAGCCGTTGGCTGGCTTACGGGTAGGTTTTGGATCTTTAATTTTGAGTTTTTCGACCATGCGCCTGGCTTGCCTAATAGTCATTCCAGAGTTGCCGTCAGTCATTCCATATTGACCAATGCTTTTTGCTCCGCGACCTGGACAAAGGATGCCTTCAACGCCTGATATGCCGTGATTGAGGTGAGCCATGCTTAGAAGGGGCAGGTTTCGATTGTGTAAGCCAGGCCATCAAGGATGGCGTCATCGGTTAACTCTTTGAGTTGATCACGGTCAAGTGCCCACTCAGACCAGGCTGCTGTGATCACAAAGAAGGTGGGTTCAACGGTTGGGATAGGTTGAGCGTCTTCTAAGCGTTGGCGAGCTTCGTAAGCAAGTAGTGAGCTTTCGTGAAAGTCCATTGTTTTTAAGCGGTGCCCTCTCGGGCTTGCATTAATGGTAGACCATTGATCAAGGTTTGGCAAGTGCCTGGTCAGATCACCGTTCGCGTTTGACTGTTGGGGTCAGAATCGTCCAAGGTGTGAGCTTCAGGGCCAAAGCCTTTGCGTTTGATCTCCTCCATGTCAAGAGGCGACGGGACTAACTCCTTAGGCGCCTCCAAGCCGTCCAGAAACGCGTCAATGGCCTCACGGGTTGGCGTTCCCTTGGGCCATTTGATCCAACGCATCATTTCTTTGCGGTCGTAAAACATCTGAGAGGTGTGCGGCTTCCAAGCGACAAAGTACGGACTTGGCCCCTCTCTAACGACATGCTGCTCAATGAGCAAAGCACCAGGGACGTGAAAGCTTTTGGGCTTGAGCATGATCAGAGATCAACAGGTTGATTGGTTCCAGCTTTGACAATTTTGATCTGGCTCCCATTTGTTCGCCAATTGCCAAGAACGACTTTGTGTTCAGCTGGGTTGATGACTTCTTCACAAGACTGCAAGCTGTAAAAAGTTTTACCGCACAGCTTGCATTTTCTGTATCTAACGATCTTGCTATTAGGTGTGTAGAAAGTCCTTACGGCTTTTGTTTCATCCTGACCGCACTCTGGACAGGGTGGGTGAGGGTAGAGAGTCTTAACGGCCATAGCCTCCTTTTTTGCGTTCTCTGTAAGCCTCAAGAAAAGCTTTCTCAAGGGTTGTTGGCTTGATGTCTGGGTTGGCGTCTAGCTCTAGAACACGACGACGCATGGCAAGCAGGTTTTCTTCATTCATGCCTTTGCCGCAGCCGTAGTTAGCCATTTGCGTGGGGTCGATTCAGTGACGCCATAGCGGGCACCAATGGCCTTCCATGTGTAGCCATTAGAGCGCATACGCTTGATGCGTGCAGTTCTTGACTCTGTTGCGTATAAAAGCAACAGAACAGGGACTGTCAAGACTGCCAACAGAATGGCAGCTAAGCAAGTGAAAGTTGTCATTAGAAAAACTCAGTGAACCCGTCTCCGGGCAATCAGATATTACCTTGATGGCATACCACCGTCAAGTGACTTGCTCTTGCGAGCGATGACAGCTTTTAGCTGATTGATCTTGGTCTCAGTGAGGTGCATAGACGACACCCAGCCCAGCTCAGTTAGGCCGCTTTCAGCGTCAGTAACGACGATTTCCACGGTGCCGTCGTCCAAGGTGCGGGTCGTTGAAGTCATTGTTCAGTAATTAGGCGAAGTGCTGGAGCAAGGCTCACGCGCCAAACCCCTTGCCGCTGGCACTTCAAGCAACGGAGGACAAGCCAAGTTTGAATTGGCTTTGCCAGCCTAGCCATTTAAGAGCAAGGATCAAGCCTTCTTTTTTTTGTTAGCAGCCATCGCACAAATGACCGTACAAACGATCGGTTCAACGCGGTGACGTGCGATGTCTGGAAACATTCTGGTCACAGCTAAAACAGCTTGATCAATCGTGTTTCTGCCTGAATCCAGATGGACGGAAGGCTTGATTGATTTCTTGGTTGGTGGACTGACAACAGAGGCAATTGCTTCTTTGATCAAAGCTGAGCGAGGCATCCGACGTTTATGCGCTTGCGCGTCTAAGGCTTCAAGCTCTTCATCTGACAGGCGAACAGTGACGCGGGTAAGTTCGTGAGTTTTAGACATTAGAAATCAAAAGGACCAAGGGATTTAGCCAGCTCTGAGACTGCTTGGCAAGGGCGAACGTCAAGATCAAGTCGAAGGTTGCTGATCGTGACAGCAGGGCTGCCCAGCTTCTCAACGGTGATCTTGTCCGGGTTCATTCCGTCTCGAACAACGTAGCCGTTAGCCCAGAAACCGCCTCTAAAGATCTCGACCGGAGTCTTTGGATCTATTGCGGCAGGAGTTGGATCTAATGGTTCAGCCAGTAGTTCGGCTGTACTGTCCTGAGAGTTAGATTTATTGGATTTAATGGATTTAATGGGATTAGATCCAAGAGATCCAGAAAATCCAACTTCTGAGCCCCCCAGGGACCATTCCATCGCAGCAGGGCTTGCCATCCAAAATTTCCGTGGTCTTGAGCCCGTGTCTTCCTCTCTGGCAACCTCCGCTAAACCCTTCGCTTTGAGCGAACGCAACTCCCTGGAGATGTGACCCATTTGCTTATTCAGCTCGGTTGCAACCTCCTCAGGAGACACGTCAGCTTTTAGAGCAGTTCGCATCGTCAAGTAATCAAAGACGCTTGCTCGAACGCCTCCTAGCTCCATGATGCGGCTACCTGCTCGTTCAACCTTTTGCGCTGCCTCCAGCAGGTCGAGATAGGTCCAACCGCCCTCTGGCAGGTATTGGCCCATAACTCCGCCTGATTCGTTAGCGCCTCGTCCCTTGCCTGCAAATCCAACCCGTTTATCTGTACGAGCCAAACCGTCCTCCTCTTGCGCCACCCAACGCATAAGGACACCCCAAGAGAAGACAGAACTGATTGAGCTGCTGCCTCTGCATTCGGTGATCCAATCCCAAGTCGTTGGCCTTTTGACTGAGTGATGAATGACCAAAAGCGTGGCTCCGGTTTTTCGCAGCTGACTGATTGCGGATCTAATCGGTTGGGCATAGCGTGATGTGTTTTCCTCAATGCCGGTCGGCTCCATCATTGAGCTGAGTGAATCGATAATGACCAGCGGAAACTGATGCTTTTCGATCTCCTCTCTCATGCGGCGTAATCCATCCTTTGTGAAGTTGTACTGTTCGCCCGTTTCCATTGAGCAAAAGAAATCGATCGAATCGTTCTTAAGCGTTTGATCTTCCGCCACAAGCTCTTCACGATGCAGAAGATGCAGCCAATCACCTTCGCTTTGATCAGTACCAAAAACGAGAACGGGCATCCGCTCACCAGGAGTCGACAGATCACGGCCAAGAAATTGCGGTTGCTTATCGCGGAGAGCTGCGATTAAACCCGTTGAGAATGAACTCTTGCCCACCTTGGGCTGACCAATGATGACATTTGACTCGCACATTTTTATCATGCCGTCAAGCAGGAAAACAGACTCGGTGGCCTGGAGCTTTTCGCCTGCGCGGTAAACCTTGCCTTTGTGAAGCCTGCGTTCTGCTGCGTCCAAATAGGCTTGGAGTTCAGGATCGCGTGCGTCGTCGTGGGCGCCTAGCTCGAAAGCTTTGTTTCGCATGAGAGGCATCCAGTCCCGTTCCCTCTCCGCTTGGATTACTTTCTCGGCGTGGAGGGCTAGAGCTGTTAATGACTCTTGGAGCGCGGGTTTTGAGCTGTTCGGAATAGGCTCCATCTTTTGCTTTTGAAGGGGAATAGAAATCTGAATTTGAATAGACGCCTAGGCGTTCTAGCTCTTTGAACGCTGTTAGCTCAGAACTACTAACGAAAGAATGGTCATCATCCCAAGCCTTGAGGGCTGCGTCTGACTTTTGAGCTTGAATCTCTGTGTAATAACCAATGACTGCTAAGTCATCGTCAAAGAAGCTGGGCAAGCTATAGGGCACCCATTGGAGCAAGTCATAGGCCCGTTGCTCTTGGTTTAGATCAGTCACGGGCCAAAGGCTCAGGCTCTTGGGCAATGGCACGCTGTAAAAGAAGATTTACCCAACCAGTGCGGGAGACGCCAATTGGCTTCTTTCGGTCAACCTCTGCAATGACTCTCGGATCAATTTGAACGCGGACATCTTGGAACAAATCTGTTTCTGGCATGTTCTGGGGTTGATTCAGGTCTGAATATGGTGCATATTGACCGAGCACGCAAGTAACCATGCTAGATCCAATCCCTGAACTGTCCTTTGACAGCAAGCGCCATCTTTACTTTTACAAGGGTGAATGGCTGGCTCACTCCGTTTCTACCGTTACAGGCGTAGACATCACGCCTCAGCAACGCGCTGGGTTTGAAAAGTACAAGCACGGCCCCGATGGCTGGGCTATCAGGGGACAGACCATTCACGACTGCCTTGACAAGCATTTGCGAGGCGAGCCGCAGATTTATGACGACAAATGGTCACCGTGGGTTGAGACGCTGCTTGAGGACGATCTGTTTAAGAACGTCAACCTGATGGCTAGCGAGTATTCCTTATGCCTTCGCAACAGCTCCCATTCAATTGGCGGCACGCTTGATTTTTTGATTAGCTACGCGGACGATCCAACCTTTTTGATCTTGGGAGACCTGAAAACCGTTTCAAGGAAAAACGCCGTTTCAAGCCGCAAGGCGGCAACCGAGCAGCTTGGTGGCTACTTGGCCATGATCAATCAACACTGGCCCAAGCTTTACGTCAGTCAGTGCGTCACGGTGGTTTCTGGTCCTGAGAAATGCAAGGTGATCGAGCAAGAGCCTGACGAATGCCTTGAGGCATGGCGTGGAGCCTTGACCCGCTTTGACGCGCTGCAACCTGACTTCTAAATGAACTGGACCGAAATCTTGAAGCAAGGGCAGATTGAGGAGCCGCCCGGATACAAAGAGACGGTCGAGGCCATAAAGGCCGATCCATACCAAAAGCCAAAGAAGAAACAGAAGAAGCGTTGACAATCAATTAATGGTATGCCATTATTCTCTCAAGAGCGGAGATCGCTCACCACTTAACTAAAATGACTTCCAACCGTTCCTCAAGCGTCCATTTGCTTTTCCCCCATGGCATTAAGCAGCCAACACCGATCAACCGCAAAAAGTTTCGCCAATCAAGCATTTCGGCTCCTGTCGTCAGTGTCATCTTTGCTGCTCTGCTGTCAGGCGCTGCCTGGTATTGCATGACATCAACTCTTGACCAGATGACTCAACGCGATTGCAACGCTGGCATTCAAAAAGCTTGCGAGGCTCTCAAGTGACTTCTTACTTTCCAGATCAAGAATCTCTCGTCACTATTCTTAGATACAAGGTCGTCATTGACGAGATTGTTGTCAGTAAAGAAAAATTTCATGAGTACAACCTGCAAGCAGGCTTCGACGACGATGATGAGCTTGGAGAAAACGTTGAAGACTTTCTTGAAACCAAAGACAATAAGTTTCAAGACTGGGAATGGGGCTCTCCTTCTTTGATGGCAGACCCTAGTGACTTTGTTGGCGAAGCTGGTCAAGGATATGTTGCTTTTGAAGGCGATGTAACCTCTGGCAGTGATGACTTGTTTCCAATAAACCATGACTCTTGGTCGCATGATCAATTTTCCCCAATACCTCTTGGAAACAATGATTACCTTGACACGATTGGGCTTGGCAAAGACTGCGAGCCAAACATGAGAGTTATTGAAGCAATGGGTCACAGCCACAACTTAAAAAGCAATATTTACGAGGAGACAAAAAACGATGACCGTTCCTAGCAAGCTTGAACTTCAATGGCACGCTTGCAAGAAACAAAATCCTTTCTTGATTCCCAAGCTTGCAGAAATGGCTCTTGAGTTAAAAAGCCTTGGCCATAACCGTTACAGCATCAACGGCCTGTTTGAAGCCTTGCGTTGGGAAACGCGCCATTCAACTGGAGATTTTGGCTTGAAAGTCAACAACAACCACAGAGCTTTTGCAGCAAGAGAAGTTATGAACTCTTACCCTGAGCTTCAAGGCTTCTTTGCTCTCCGCGAGCAAAAACCACGGCCAAGCAATTGGGGGCAAATTCATTAACAGTTTCACCTTTGTAGTGTTTGGCAAGCCAGCCCCACAGGGCAGCAAGCGACACGTTGGCAGAGGCATCCTTTTGGAGTCTTCAAAACGCTGTAAGCCATGGCGGCAAACTGTTGCTTTAGCCGCAAAGGAGTCACTGCCTGATGGGTGGTATGCCATAGTAGACAAGCCGATGTCTGCCTCCATTGCTTTCGTTTTTGATCGCCCAAAATCACATTTCAATAAAAACGGCAGCTTAAAAGCATCAGCCCCTACCCACTGCTCTAAAAGGATTGGAGACCTAGACAAGCTTTGCCGTGCTGTATTTGACAGTCTCGACACTGCAAACGTTGTCAATGACGATTCTCAATTTGTAAGCCTTTATGCCCACCGACGTTTCACTCTCGAAAATGAACAACCCTGCGCCATCATCACCGTTACAGCCCTTTCCTAATCTTGGCAACGTCATCACAACCGACGACGTAAGCCAAAAAGGAACAGGCAATTACAAGGCTGATTATGTCAATTGGTGCCGCACTATGCACCTGTTGCATGAACACGCTCCAGGCTGGCAGTTCTGCCTTGCTCATTACGTTGACTCTAGTCATGCCTGGAAAGCTCCAAACGGCACGGCTTACGTTGTTGGCTATTTTACCGGCCCTAATGGTGAACGAACGCCTGACTTCCCTCAAGCGATTATGGACAACCGCAACAATGCGGTTGCCTACGAAAAAGTCAGCGCACGAGACCTTACGGACTCTCATAGAAGATGCTTATGCACCGCAGCCGCTGCGCAGTTTGGCCTTGCTTGGCAGTTATGGGCACGCGAAGAAGTTGAGAACCCTCACCGGGGAGAACCAACGCCAACCGCCAAACCTGCCGCAAAAATTCAGGGCGTAGTTGATGGCAATCAGCCTCTTTCTGAAAACGATCGCAATCTCTGTCTTGGCCTGATTAAAGAGCTAACGCCGGAGGGCCTTGCGTCCTTTTGTGAAAGCTTTCGACGGGACTTTAATCTAAAACCTGATGCTAAAGTAGCTCCTGCTCTTACGAGCAAAAAACACCAAGACTGGATGAATGCCAATCTAATCAAGTTTGCCGTCAATGCCTGAAGACAACAAGCGAAAAACTCGCTCTGAACTACAGGCTATTCAAGACGACAAACGTGTTCACAACTTGTTTCAAGTTCGTCTCGACGAAAGCCTTGGCGACAAGCTTCGCGACTTTATGAGGCAGCGCGATTATAACGCTAATCAAGCCCTCAAAATCATCATCTCTCGTTTTTTCACAGGTAAGTAACATGGCTGATTTTCCACAAGACGCTTTCACTCTTTGGTTCAACTGCAACAAGGACCAAAAAACAGAAGGAGCCTATTGGGCTTCCTCTGAGGTTTCTATTGAAGAGCTTCGCAAGCTCTGTGCATGGATTAAAGACGCTCCGAAAACCACAAACGACAAGGGGGAGCAATGCGTTCAGCTACGCGCTGGCCTTCGCCCTAGGGTCAGCAAAGCTGGCAACGATTATCTGTTGCTTGCTATTAGCGATCAGAAGCCACGCAAGCCGGAGGCAAACAACAGCATCGATTTCTGATGCTTGGGGCATCAAGCGGACCAGTAGTGAAGTCGGGAACCCACCATCGCGCTGGGCCGAGGGATCGTCCGAAAGGGCTGGTGAGGTATGCCAATGACCTTATGCCCGCTTCGTGTAAGTCCCCGCTCTTCGATCTAACTTGAAGAGATGGAACCGACTCTCAAACGCGTCTCAAAAAATGGCCAATGGGTCTGGGAAATTACGTGCAACGGAATGACCCGTTACCACGCTCAAGACTGGCAAGCTCGTTGGATTTACGAACAGGCGTTGCGCCTTTATTCCAAACAAGCAAGCTGAGCATCCATCTCGGCAACTTTGCTCACCGCTTGACTCAAAAGCTTCCGTTGATGCCAATTCTGCCTAACTAAAGCAGCGCATAAGCCCTGGACTTCTTCAATGTCTTCAGTGTTGTAAATAGATCGAACTGACTTTTCCATCATCAGCTCTTCATGGAGAGTGTGTTCCGCGATCATCCATTGCATGTCGTCCATTACTGCTCTCCACAGACTCCAAGATCTTGCGCTCCTCAGAGTAAGGACGCTTAGACCGAATGTAGTCATGGAACGTAGGAACCAGCCACTCCTGTGGCGGCCAACAGTTATCCCAATTGACCGGCTTGGCGCAATTGACGACGACCGTTGACCAGAAGGCAATTAGATATGACCAGAACCAATAAAGACCCATTAGGCAGCAACAGACGGCATGACCCGTAAATGGTTGTTGTAATTGCCTGTCACCGCATAACTAATGTCTGGAACGTTGCTCATCCTGTGAAACACCATCTGGCCAATCTTCAGATTGGGATACAGATGCAAGCCGTGATACCGGCGCTCATTAGTCAATTCAAGCGTCAGCTTGCTTCCGTGCCAACCTGGATCGCACCAACCAGCTAACAAATGATTTAGCCCCTCCCTAGCGCGGCTTGACTTCAAGACGAACTGAGCCGAGATGTCATCAGGCAGATTAAACGTCTCAATCGTCTCAGCTAGTACAAATTCACTAGGCGCTAGGTAATAAGGATCTTCTTCCGTCCTGTCCGATATATCAATTTCGATCAATTCTCTTTTGTCTGAAACCTCGATCATTAATCGATGACCAAGGCGAAGGTCCAAGCTTGCTGGGTTCAATAATTCTGGAGCGAAAGGCCAAACCAGTTGATGGCTATCGCAAAGAGACCTAATCTCCCAATCGCACAAAACCGCCATACAAGCCAGTTAAAACGCCAGCTTACTCATCATCAACCAAAATGAGCCAGCCTGTTCCAGGCCCCTCAGCTTCCCAACGCATCTGGAACGCTTGACGTGACACCTTTGCGTTCTTTCCTCCATAACGGCTTGAGTGATGTCCCTTCTCAATATCTGGCAAGCCTCTTGGGTCGTGCATAATCCAATCATCTTTATCGAACCCCACCAAAACGCTGTAATGGCCGCAACCATAGCTGTCGCACATTGGTGGTTCGCCTCTACTCATGTCACCGTGATGAAGCCAGCCCACAATGACCGGACGACCTGCTGACAACTCAGCTTCAATCAAGCTTGCATCACCGTCTTGACGAAATTCAGCATGTAAACCCAAACTTCTCAACGCACGAACTTGAGCGTCAATGCTTGTTGTGTCGCCAAACCGTTCCCTAATCCTGTTGTACTGATCATCTGTTTTTACCTTTCCATAAAAAGCAGCGACCATCGCAGCAGAAGAGCTGAAGCATTCTCTATAACCCCTGCCGCTTTTGTTATCTAACTGATGGAAGTAGGGCACATGGGTTTGCTGCGCTATTCCGCTTTCCTTCCAAGCTTCAAACCAAGCCACGTCCTCTCGCAGTAGCTCCTCAGGCAAAGCATCTTCTAGCTCTTTAATCGCTGCTAGCTGATGGGGGTTTCCCGGTCTGAAGTGAGTGAAAAAAGGCAGCAGTGTTAAAGCCATGAAATACCGATTCATTTTCTCAACGCAGGTTTAGGGCATTCAGGTCTGGACAAAGCCCCAGCGTGAAAACCGCTAAGGAATAGAAACCCACCGCCTCCAATGACAACAGCGACCAGAGTCCCCAAAACAAAAAACCCGCTAACTAGCACCCAAGCGGGATCAGGTCTCATTGCTCGACCCTGATCTCAGGGAATAGATTTTTCTCGACAAATGTGACAACTTGGTCGTCAACAGTGTTGTCCGTGGTCTTGGCGTAAGCCGTCAACAAGTCAACGATCAACCTTTTAACTGCCTTGCTCTTCAGAAACGAGAACAAGATCGGACGAACGAGAAACACCATGATGCTCTTGCTGTTGACGAAAGTCTAGTTCCGATCGCTATGGCCCTCAAGCCGTGCAACACAACGTTCTAGCTCACTGATCCGAGCAAAAATCTCCTGATCTCTCAGCCTTAGGTCAGAGTGAAGAACGTCCATCCTGGTGGCTAAATTATCAACAGCTGAAGTCAGCCTCACCAGCGAATCACGACCTGTTTGGTTTTGACGGTTCGCGCCAACAATCCCTAGACCGGCAACCCCGATCGACGCTCCAGCAACAGCAGCAAAGACTTCAACCACCATCGACCAATTGCGTCAATTCATCATGGCAGACCCACAGGAAAATCACGACGAGAAAGAAGGCGTCTCAGTTGCAGATCTTGTCAAATGCGCTGTTTTGGTTTGGAGCGCAACATTATTGACCGTTTCTTATTTAGGGTTCTTCCCTCAGATGAAAATGGACAATACTTTTGTGGCCAGTCTTCTGACTGGCGCAATGGCAAGCTTTGGTATTGAACGTAAAACCGCCAATCAACAGAAGAAAACACCGCCTAAAATCGAACCACTTACCAAGACGCCTTCAACGAAATGAAACGTCTAGCATTTTTAGCGATTGCGTTGAGTTTTGCTCCAGCAGCTCACGCTGATCTCAGCCATAAAATCCAAAGCTCCATTTCGCTTCAGGTTGGTGGAGCGGTGACGACCGCAGAACGCATTGGCAGCACATTCAGCATTAGTGGTTCAAACATCGATACAACAGATGGCACCACTGCAAACACTGTCTCGGCAGGGACTATTACAAGCGGTGTTTACACTCCAGGAACTATTGCTGCCACTCAGGACACGCCAGGTGCTGCGTTCAGCTTTAGTCAGTCATACACACAAGCTGATGTCGTCCCAACCTCAGCCGTAACGACTGGAACAGCTGCAAACTTTGGCAGTGTCCAAAGCACTGCTGCTGGGACGCTCGGCACCTTAGCCGGGACCATTAGCCCCACAGGGGCAATGACGATTACGGGTGGAGGCGCAAACACCCTGGCCATTGGTCAATTTGTCACTGAACTCACGGTGAAGTGATGCGAGCCTTACTGCTTTTGCTTCTGCTTGCTCCAACCGCCAATGCTGTCCCTGTTGTTCCAAATTTCAGCAGTGGCAGCATGACCTCTCACACTGAGACCAAATCAAAAGTCACTGAGACAATTGTCAGTGAAGACTATGCCACCGGTTGGCAATACTCTGTATCTGGTCAAAACGTTCAACATTCAGGGTCAAGCATGACCCCAGGAACAACAACTGTTGATTCATGGAAGGCACTCAAAACAGGACAGAAGCCCAATTGGACACTTGTCACACCAGGAGCAGCATTCCAATTCGTAGAAACCTATTCCGGTCCTGGACTGTCGAACGTAACCACAGTTCAACGCACCACAGAAGTCGAATCCATTACAGATACTGTCTCGGTCTTCTCTCAGTAATACTTTTCGCTCCAGTAAACGCTGAAACAATTGGAGGCGTATCCGCTACTGCCGCTCCAACAGCAACCAGCTCAGGAAGCGTCACAAATCAAGCCGTGCAAATCATGAACGGTAACGCCATACAAAACACTTACGGCGGCGGCATTCAATGCCAAGGTCCAACTCTGACGTTTAGCCCATATGTCAATCGTTCCCAATCCTGGCAGCTACCGTACGAGGCTTATTTTGATGAGCCTGTATATGACCTTTCTGATCTTGATGACGATGGGTTACCGGATAATCCAGGATCCGTCCTTTATTCAATGCCAACAAGAAGTGGCCAGAAAGATTCGCACAACTGGTCAGGCGGGCTTGCCTTGCAATTAACGATCCCTCTTGATGGAGGTTTGCAGGCTCGCTGCAAAGAAGCTGCTGACGCTCAAATCGCATTGCAAGAGCAACATCTTGCCAATAAACGGCTTGACTTTGAGATTGCAAGACTCAAGAACTGTGGAGAGTTAAAACAGAAAGGCATTGAGTTCCATCCGCGCTCTCCCTACTACTCGGTCTGCGCTGACGTGATTCTCAGACCTAAACCAGGCCAAGTCCTTCCCCATAAGCACAAGATCACTTCCGTGATGCCCGCTGAGCTTTCTGGCGCTCAGACACAGACAAAACCTTAGTCTTCTTAGTAAGGATCTTCTGCACCTTTTTCATCACCTTCTTAACCGTTGGCTTGACCAGCTTGATAAGGAATGGAGTTGCAATAGCCATTGAAGTGGCAACAAACGCAATTCCACCAGTCTTAGTTACTTGCGGCAAAGTTGGCACCGCTGCAATAACCTGAACGCCTAAAGGCACTTCTTCGTAAATTGTCACGCATTTATCCTCTTTCACTTCATAACCAGATATACGCTTTTGACCGTCTTGGACCAACGTACCCACCTCCTTTGCTCTAAGCGGAGGACAGCGCAAGTCTTTATCTTCCTTCGTTACCGGCTTAATCGGTGGAAGCGTGATCGACGGTGGAGGCAATGGCTCCTCAGGAGAACCAACAGAAGGTAATTGAGCGTTAGGCGTAAAAGTTAAATCCTCAGCTCTGTAATCCAGCGGATCAAAGCTTGGCATCGTCCCATCGCAATACGTCTGGGCGCTTCTGGGATCATCAATGATCAACGTTCCAGACTTACTGTTGTCTTGGTTCGCCTCAACACAACCAGGCACTTGAACGATTGGAACGCCTAGCTGCAACGTGACAGGCGGTGCTTCTGGAATCGCTGTGCTCCCTGGCGTCATCCAAACCCGCAACTCTGGGATCCCAGGAGAATTGATCCCAATAGTGCGGACTTCAGGCATGACCCTGCAATCTTGCAATTAGACGATCCAAGTACCAACTAGCCTTGCCCGCGTCCTGGAGCGCGTCACCCTTATGCCACATCCTCAGTAAGTACTTGAGCGTCTGACCCAGCAGGTAGCCGCTGACAGCATCATCAGCGTCCCTAACTGAGTCCTCAATAACGTCAATAGCTTCGACGCGGCCTTGGTTGTAATGGGACGGAGAGTTGATCAGATCTGACATCAAAAAGGTAAAGCAGGGCCGGTTTCAGTTGGCAATACAGGGATCATCTCTTTGACTTGCCCAGGCATTGCATCTGTCACCGCTCCAGAAACTAGCTCACCGACAAGAGCCTTGGCCTCATCCATTGCTTGTTGTTTCAGTTCTGGCAGCTTGCTGACAGCGTAGAAACCTACACCTACCAACGCCCCAGACATTGCAAACGACAAGGCGGCAAGCGTGTTAAAAACTTTTTGCATAAAAATTCCCTAGCAGTGTGAGGCTACTAGGGAATGCATCTCCGTGTTTGCCGTGCCCGGCGTTAGGACTTTAGCTCAAAAACTGTACTTAGCACCAAGCTTGCCGCCGTAGGAGTTCTGATCGTCGCCAGTGATTCCAGAGATTTCGGTGTAAAAGCTGAAATTCTCGCTAGCGGCAACCGACCCACCGATTTTGCCTGAAAATTCCACGTCGGAGTCGCCACCATCAGGCTGCACAATTGCAGGACCTCCCTGCACATAGAAATTGTAAGCACCTTCGCTGTGCTCATAACCCAAATGCAGATCAGTAACGCTGCCTGAGAAGTCCGTTCCAGACCAGCCAAGGTTAGCCTCAGTGTTGACGTAGGGGCCAGCAACAGCAGCAGCTGAGCCAAAAGCCAAAGCGGCAACGGCGCAAGAAAAAGACTTAATCATGAGAGTAAGCAAAACCACTCAAAGCTTACTTGCCTTGGCCTCTAAGTGGCTTTCGCCCATGGGACGGTTTGGAATGCTTCCCATTACCCTGACGTGTTTTCTTGGGCTTGCCCTTGACAAAATCAACCTCAGATGAACCGCTGGGTTTAGCCATCAATGCTCATCGTGTTGTAATGCTTGTTCATTAGGCCAGTGTAAAGACCGTGCATTGGATGGTCCTTATCGTCCCGGCCCTCATATTTATACAGAGCTTCAATCCAAGCCTGTTTATTGGCTTGAACTTCAATATCCTCCGCGCCAGGCTTGCTAGGGATCATTGGGTCGGGTCTTTTCATGAGTAATCTCCAGGTCCGTTAGCGGAAACAAGGCAGTAGGCGAGGAAAAGCCCGCCTGCCCATAGCGCAATAACTAGGAAGGCCATGGCATGCCAGAAGCCTTGGTTGGTGTGCGCTGCTCATCAAGTTGTTTTTGAAGAATTCCTTTGATTTCAGCAACCTTCTCGTCACCGCCAATAGCTTCCTGCACCCAGCCAATCACAATCTCTTCGGTAAGACCAGCAAAAGGAACGAGGTTTTCAGGACGCTCAAAACCGATACTGCCGTAAACACCAGACGAATAGGCGTCATCTGCCGCACTCACGGTGTAATGAGCAGTAAAGACAAACCCGTCAGCGGTTTCGCGGTCCAGATTAGTAATAGCCCAGGTAAAAACAGTTGCCATGCTAAAAAAGTTTGTGTTGACAGTGTAGTAGGAAAACCCCGCTGTAACACGGGGCTGATAACAGAACAGCTACTAATTGATCAAGCTTTTCCTGCTTCAATTGCGGCATTTAAAGGCGCAAGATCTTGTTTTTTCCAATAGGTCTTGGCAACCATCAGCTCCAGGTGCTCAACATTGCGAGCGACTGTTGCTGCTTGATCAGCATCACGCGAGGAAAGCGCCATTAACTCAGTGATCAGAGTCACGCTGTCAAGAGCCGCAGAATAATTAGAAGCAATTTCTGCGGCAGTAAGTGTTTCGGTAGACATGGGGATTTAGCGAGATGACTTAAGTCTATGCACTTTTAAGCGCAGCGACTTCAGCCTTGAGCTCATTAACCATAGCAGTCAACTCTTGCACGGCATTAACCAGTACAGGAACAAGATGCTCACCTTTGTACTTGAGGTGGTCAGCATCTTCAGTGTCAATAATGACGGGGTTGTCGCCTTCTAAAGCGAGAATAT